TTATTAAATTATAAAGATGATAAAAATATAGATAAGGAATTAAAGGAATTAAAAAAATTATTCCCAACAAAACCTTCACCTGAATTATCATTAAGATTAAAATACATTATAACATCAGTTGATGGTGTTAGAGGTTCAAAAGATATAAGAGATTACGTTGATAACTACTTATTAGCAAGGGATGCTAAATCGTTAAGAGAAGAATATAGGAGAATTACTCCTGATTTGGATACAGTGTACAAAGAGGATGGACAGGAGGCCGTCAAAATCCCGATTAATCTTAACTTTTTTTGGCCTAAGTAAAGAGTACCGAAAAAAATTATATAAGGATATTCACGAAATATGTTTCTATGGTCAGGGTGGTTATGATTGGAATACAGTCTATAACATGCCAGTTTGGTTAAGGAGGTATACTTATAAAGAAATTGAAAATCATTATTTAAAGAAACAGGAAGCTATTGACGAAAATAATAATGTAGTAACTAATAAAACTAGTTTAGATAAAATAGCAAAACCACCCACAACATCCACAAACACTTATACATCAAAAGTCTCTAAAAAATAAGAGGCTTTTTTTGTTCATATTTATATGAAATTATATCCATGGAAGAAGCTGATGAGTTAAAATCCATTAACACCCTTTTAGAAGAACAATTAGAAGCCCTTCGTAAGAATACTGACGAAATGAGGGCTGGGTTAGATTCTACTAAACAGTTAAATGAACAATTTAAATTATCATCTGAACAAATTAAGAAGATAAATCTATTAAACAGACAAATAGTTGCTGTTAATAGGGATTTATTAACTGATGAGAAAGCAAGAAATCAATTATTAAGGGATAAAAAGGATATATCTAAAGATATCCAAAAATCATTAAAATTAGAAAGTTTACTTAATCTTGAAATTAATGAGATTAAACAAAAACAAATAGGTGCTTCTAATGATGAATTTAAATTACTTCAAAATATTGTAGATGGTTTAGAATCACAACTTTCATTTACAGATGATATAAATGATTCCTTAAAAACTGAATTAGATTTAACTGATAGAGTACAAAAATCTCTTGGATTATCTGGAGCCGCTGCTGAAAGTATCAAAAAATCTTTAGGAAAAATGGGTCTTGGCAAACTAACAGATCAGTTAGGAATAGATGATGCTATAAAAGATACTAGGGAATTTGCTGCTAATATGGTTGCAACTCAAAGAAATGCTGGTCAAACTGGTAAGAGTTTCATGAATAATATCAAAAGTGCTAAAGTTTTAGGTAAAAATTTATTCAAAAATTTAACTAAATCCCTGGGTCCATTTGCTATTTTGATGGGGGTGGTCGATTCATTGTTGACAATGGATGGTGCCAGTGAAGATATCGCAAAATCGTTGGGTACTTCGTACAAGGAGGCTGTACTTATTAACAAGGAAATGAATGCTACAGCTAGAAATGCTGATAATATCTTTGTTACAAGTGAAGGTATAAATGAGGCTTTCATGTCATTAAACGATGCATTAGGTACTAATGGAGATATAAGTGATGAATTATTAGTAACATATACTGAGTTAACAAAACAAGCAGGTTTCACAGTAGAAGCAGTTCAAACATTATCAAAATTATCATTAGCAACTGGTAAAAATGCCAAAGATTTAACAAAACAATATTTAGGTCAAGCCAAAGCTTTAAATTTACAAAACAAAACTTCAATAAATGAAAGATCATTACTAGAAGATATATCAAATGTTTCAAAATCAATATTAGTAACATTTTCAGACCAACCAAAAGAATTAGCCAAAGCTGCTTTCGAAGCTAAAAAAATAGGTTTAAACCTAAAAGCAGTAGAAGGAATTGCTGAATCTTTATTAGATATTGAAAGTTCAATAAATGATGAATTTGAAGCAGAAGTATTAACAGGTAGAGCATTAAATTTAGAACGTGCAAGGTATTATGCCTTAACAAACGATATAGCTGGTTTATCTAAAGAAATTAACAACCAAGGAATTACAGCAGCCAAGTTTGCTGGAATGAATAGAATCCAACAAGATGCAATAGCAAAATCTTTAGGTATGTCTAAAGATGAAATGGGTGCAATGTTAATAGAACAACAAGCCCTTCAAGCAGTTGGTGCTAGAAATACTGATGAATTACAAAAACAATATGAAGCAGTAAGAGGTACAGCAGCAGAACAAGAATTTTTAAATAAATTAGGGGATGAACAATACGCTAGTCAATTAGACTCAAATTCAGCACAGTCAAGATTTCAAGCAACATTAACAAAATTACAAGATATATTTGTTCAGATAGCAGAACCTTTAATGCCAATTTTAGACCTTTTTGGACAAATATTCGAAATTATAGGCCCAATTGCAAAGTTAGTAGGTAAAGTATTAACTCCACCTTTAGAATTAATAGGAACTATTGTACAAGCCATAGTAGATACATTTACAGGGCTAGCAAATGTAATTAAAGGTGTTGGTAGTTTCTTTAGTGGAGATGGATTTGATAAGGGATTTGGAGAAGGTTTCAATTTTGATAGTACTATAGCTAGAGGTAAATCAGCTATAGATTCAGCCGATTACGGAATAGGTAAAGCTATTACTGGAAAAAGTAATAGTGAAAGAATGGGTGAGTTTATGAATGATGGTACCATTAGTAATAAGGGTATTATTGTTAAAACTCCAAAAGGTGGAATTCAGTTAAATAATAAAGATTCATTTGTAGGAAATAAAAATGGTATAGTAGCTGGAACTAATTTAGGTGGTGGAGATACAGGTATTTCAGCAATTAGTAATTCTTTAAATTCAAAATTAGATTCTCTTATTGGAGAAATTAGAAACTTAAGAGGAGATGTCCAAAAAGGAATGGTAGTTAATTTAGACGGTGATAGAGTATCACAAAAATTAATGACACCACTAGCAATGAATGTTAGAAGTATGTAATATTTATAATAAAATAAACACAAAATGGCAATTAAAGGAACAGAAGAAAGATCATTCTTATCAAAAGGTGGTAAAACTGAAAATAATATTGATAGGTTATATGGGTCTCAACAACATAATGAGTATTCATTAAATGGTCAACCTTCTTTGAAAGGCAAACCATCACCATCAGGATTAGACTTAAATGGTATAACACCAAAACAGTATATCAGTAATTTACCAGACTAATAATTAATGGCGTTAAGAGATCTAAAATCAGATTTAACTCAATTAAGATTCTCAAAAGATACTCCTGGGGGTGGTTATAGTGGGCAACCCTATATAAAAATAAATTCACCAGAGAACAGTACAGCTATTGAAAGAATAGCAACAGAATCTGCGAGGTTTTCACAGGACTTTCCTGTAAGGGGAGGACTATACTCGGTTAGGGCTGTAGCAGAAGATGCAATTAGGATAAGAAAATTTTTAAATGATTTTCCTAAAGGTCCTAATTTTACATTCAAGCAAGTTGGATTACAAAAATCAAACCCATTAATTGAAACAGGTAGAAATGGGGGAAGAATAAATACTAGAACATATAATTTAAATGCAAATCTACAAGCCCAAATTTTATCAAATGGGACTGGATTACATTTTCCAAGGGCTGGTGCTACTCCTTTTACTTTAACTGAAGAGGATAATTTATATTTTTCAATTGTAGGTAAAAAAGAAACAAAAGATAATAGATTAGTAAATTTATTTAAAGCAAAGATTTCAAAAGAAGAAATATCAGGTACTGTTATTAATAATTTGGGTCTTTCATTAAACGATAATATATTATTCCAATATACAGGTGGTCCAAACTCATTTTACGGAGATGGAGAAACTGTTTTATTTAGAGCTACTGATAATACAGGGGCTATTATTAATACTTCAGTTGTAAAACCTAATGTAATAAAATTAGCAGAACCTTTAAATATTAATGTTTTAGGAGCAAGTAATTTTTTACGATTTTTAAATACTGATTTAAGTAGAGAAGAAGATAGAAGATTAAAAGGTATATTTGTTGAAGAAGATCAAACAATTGATCAAGTTTCTGATATAAATAGAGAAAAAAATAGTTTTAAAAGATTTAATTCTTCAATGAATTATGATAAAATCATAAGACGTGAAAAATTTAATATAGGCCAAACAATAACAGATTTTAGGAGTGAGGTTGAAGATCCTATTTTTAATAGAGATTATCAAGATCCTTTAATTAATATAAAAAGTAGAGTTGGAATAGGTTCTCCTGGTGCTAGACCAAGGACAAGTAAAACTAATATTAATACCGTTTTTCAAGATGGACAAGATAAAGTAAATTTAATTCCTATTATTTATAAAAATTATAGTGAGGCACCAGAGGAAGAAGAGGATGGAAGGGATTTAATTAAATTTAACTTTGAAACAATAGATAATAATAATCCTGATTTTACAACAAGAACACATTTTAGAGCGTTTTTGAAATCATTTAATGATGGGCATAATGCAGATTGGGCTTCTTCAAAATATGCTGGGAGAGGTGAAGATATGTTTGTATATCAAGGATTTAGTAGAGATGTAAGTTTCTCATTTATGATTGCAGCACAATCAAAACAAGAAATGAAACCCCTTTACCAAAAATTAAATTATTTAACTTCTACAATTACTCCAGATTATTCTCCTGATAATGGGTTTATGAGAGGTAATATTAGTAGATTAACAATAGGTGAGTATTTTTATAGAACTCCAGGTATTATAACATCTTTAAACTATTCAATTGAAGATAATTTTCCTTGGGAAATAAAAATGGATCAGTCAGAAGGGGGATTTGATAAAGATCAAATGGAATTACCTCAGGTATTAATGGTTAGTGTTACATTTAAACCAATTTTAGATGTCCTACCAAGAACAGGAATTAACACACCACTTATTATGAGTAATAAAGTTAATAATAACTTTTTAAATAATGTACAAGTAAGAAATTAATGTATTCAAGATATTCAAACATACCAACAATAAAAACAAGTAATAATAAAACTATTTATAGACAAGTTTATTACCCAGAGATTCCTAATGCAGAGGATGATACATATATTATTGTAGGAGATACAGATAGATTAGACTTAATAGCAAATGACTTTTGGGGTGATGCTGGATTATGGTGGGTTTTGGTGATGGTAAATAACTTAGATGGTAGTTCATTTTTCCCTCCTAAAGGTATGCAATTACGAATACCCAAAGATGTGTCATCCTTGTTAAATACTTTCAATAGAGAAAATGAGTGAAAAATTTACTAATATAGCTGGAGGGGCATTCCAAGGATATGTAGCAGACCAAATAAAAGCTAGAAAAAATTTCATTGAAGAATATAATAATGATAGACAAAATAAACACCTATTATATTTCAACAATAGAAATGCATGGATACGTCTTACTTCAAATACAAATATTTCTCCAAATCATCCAATCTCAAAAAAATACGGATTATCAGGAGATACATTAGCTAAAAAATATATACTTCAAGGTGGTGTAATAAAACAAACTCAAGGTAATACAGCAATTGAAACATTTGGGGTAAATGGTGCACCATCCGCTCCATTTGCTGTTCCTGTAACTCCAAGATATGAAAATAGAGCAGGACTAGCACCAGATGGTTTATATAATATGTTACCAAATAAACCTTTAGGTTTTAAACCAATGCCTGGTATGAATTCAGTCGATATATCTTCTGCAGGTAGATTAGGTACTTTAGTTCAAACAAATATTGAATTTACTTGTTATGATATTGAGCAATTAGATATTATGGATGCTCTTTATATGAAATTAGGATTTTCAGTTGTATTAGAATGGGGTCATACAAATTATTTAAATAATGATGGTGATTTAATTAAAAAACCATTACCTTTAGATGTTTTTTCTTATGATTCAAAGGAAAGACTACTAGAAGCAATACAAATAAAAAAATTCACATCAGGTGGTAATTATGATGCAATGTTAGGTACTATTTCTAATTTCGATTGGAATATTAATCCTGATGGTTCATATAGTTGTAAAATAAAATTAGTAGGAGCTGGTGAAATACTTGATTCTTTAAAAATAAATCAAGTAGCATCAAACTCACCAACAAATACCAAAATAGATAATATTATTGAGGATGCTAATGATGATGAAAAAGATAAAATAATACAAAACTCCCAAATTTCAGATAGAAATTTATCATTATTAAATAAAAGTCTATTTGAAATAAGTCAATACAGTATTAATACATCAAATGATGCACAAATTAATACAATTAAAACTACTGATGCTGGTTATAGGAGAGTTTTAAATAGTATATATAAAAGTAATAGTTATAATTTCCTAGAATTTAATTCTGATGGGAATATTACTGGGGATAATATTGCTAAAAAGGGTAATCATTTCTCATTAGTATCAGGTTTAAATAAATTTAATAATAGGGAAAAGATTATAACAGAAATTCCAGAATTAAACCCTAGTTTATTTAATACTACTGTTATTTCCTATATAATAGATAATATTAGTCCTTCTGATGATATAAGTAAAGGAGTACAACCTCAAGTTTATATTACATTAGGTCATTTCTTATCATTATTAACAGCAACAGGTATCCTTTATGAAAATACAAATAATAAAACAAAACCATACATTTATTTAGATTTTAATGATTCATTAAATTATTGTTCAACATTTAAGGGTCAATTATCCTTAGATCCTAGAGTATGTTTAATACCCAATAATAATAGTGGAGGGGTTAGAGAAACTAAATATGATCTTTATAATATCCCAAAAACTCAAGATGAAAAAATAAAAGATGAATTATTTAAAAATGGATGGACTGATGATATTGTTTCAAAACATTTAATTAATAATGGAAATCAATATTTAAAGACAGAAGAACCCCAAATAAGAGCTAAACTAATGCATATTTTGATTAATATAAATTATATTACAGACTCATTAAGAGCTTTTAGAAATTCTAACGACAGTGGGGAAGTATATTTTTCCGAGTTTTTAAATAATATGTTAAAGGAGATTAGTAAAGCTTTAGGAAGTTTTAATGATTTTAGAGTTATTATTAATGATAGTAGTAAATGTGCTAGATTAATAGATGATAATAAATCGTTAAGTTTAAAAGAATGGGAGAATAAAAATGCTGAGGAATTTGAACAATATACAGAAATTCCTTTACTAGGGAATAAGAGTTTAGTATATGACTTTTCTTTTTCATCAAAAATATCCCCAAACTTGGCTAGTATGATTACAATTGCTGCTCAAGCAGAACCTGCCACTTTAGGTAAGGATTCATTTGCAATAAGTAATTTATCTAGAGGATTACAAGACAGAATGATTACTAACAGAATACCAGCATCTAGTTTTCCACAACCTAATAAATTTGATAATATAGAATCAATTAGGTTATTAGATACTCACCTTAAGAATATTTATCAAGGATCGGAACGTACATTCCGTTCAAATACATTTAGGATAAACACTGGTGATATAGAATCTTCTTATAATATATATAAAGAATTATTATCTTTATACAGAACAAATGCAGATTCTAAAAGTAAAGCAAGTACAATTATACCTTTGGATTTCCAACTGGTACTAGATGGTATATCAGGAATAATTCCACAATCAGCATTTACTATCCCAGTAAATTTATTACCATCTTGTTATAAAACAAATGATGCTAATCCAAAAACAAAAATAGCGTTTATTATTCATTCAATAGACCAAATTTTTGATGAAAATAAATGGAAAACTAAAATAACAGGTCAAACTATTAATATTAGATTTGACCCAAGTGATATAATTGAACCAGTTTCAAATAGATTTGATATATTTGGACCTCAATTACCTGAATCAACAAATTTAATCGAAAATACACCAACAGTAACCGTGACTAATAGTAATTTATCAAAAATCATCGTGAGCGCTGGTTATCCAGAAGGTACCATAGAATACGAGTTAGCATTAGCTATTGGAACTAAAGAAGGATGGTTACCTAATGCAAATAATGGATTAGGAAGTAGATCATTTAGGAATAATAATCCTGGAAATCTTGACCTTGATAATAATGCAAGAATATATGATTCAGGAGTAACATTAGAAAATAATCCATTTGGATCTGATAGATTTGCTAAATTTACTACACCTGAAAATGGTGTAAGAGCATTAGTTGAAGGTAAAATAAAAAGATGGAGTAAAGGAAATATGCCTATTACTTTAGGGAATCAACAATTAATAAATCCATCAGAAAAATATTTAAGGGGTACAACACCAAGTATATCACAATTTATTTATACTTATGCTCCACCAAATGAGAATAATACTGAAAATTATATTAATACAATTACAAGTAGATTAAATCAAACATTCCCAAATAAGGGAATTAATAGAAGTACAATTATTAATAATTTATTAGCTTAATGTCATATTATCCAAAAAATAGAGTAATAACCAACCAAACAGCAATACCAGGTCAGTTTACTGATGAAAGTGGTAATGAATATATTGGTGATTTTTTTGTTACTTTTGAAGGTGATATAATAGCAGGAACAGACCCGTTAAATACAAATAATAAAAGGTTAGTTAAAGTAAATCAAATTGAAATACCAGCATTACAAAGAACAATACAAAATGTAAATAATACTAGATATAGAGAAATAAATCCTAATATAAGCGATTTACCTTTATTAGATCCTACATTATTTACTCCAAACCCCACTACTGAAGATTATCAAAGAAGAAATATAACAAGATATTTTGCTAAACAAAGGGATAGACGTATATTTAAAATACTAGAAATAGATAAAGATACTTATCAAGACTTAGTTGGTAGAAAAGGTATTTTTAATTATTCTTTATGGAAACCTATATCTCTATTTTGGAGAATATCAGGTCCATTAAATCCAACCCAAAATGAACCAGGAGTTATAGAAACAAATAAACGAATAGTAGAACAAAAAAATCGTATATTTATTGGTATATCAAATTATCTAACAAACTTTCAAGAATATTACAAATGAACGAATTAGATCAAATAAAAAGATTCCAACAAATAGCAGGAATAAATGAAGGGATTTCTAAAAGAACTTCTGGAATGAGAGCATTACAAGAAGGTGATGAAACACAAGAATTATTTAATACTTGGGTACAAGGTCAAAGAGAAACTGATAATCCAGTAGATGCAGAATTTCCTGAAGAATTAAGAGGTGATGATGAATTTGCTTGGGAAAGGTTTCTAGAATTAATTTCAGAATTTCCAAATGCTAATCATGAAGACGTATCAGTGGCAGTATCCGCTGTATATTTTGCAGATTTACCTTTTGCTAGTTTAACATGGAATGATGAACAAACAGCAAAAGATGTATATGATTCATTAAAACCTGATAATAGTATTCAAGAAAATGAATTAGAATACCCAGAATAAAATTAGGCCTCATTAAGAGGTTTTTTTATATTACAATAAATGTTATGAAATTATGTTTTGGATTTTAGATAGAGAAGAAGACTTTAATAGGATAGCATCCTACAAAAAATGTTATATTAATGTAATACCATTAAACCCATACTATCATCCTACTTTTACATCACCATCATTAATTTATATAAAATTAGATAACCATAAAGGTTATCTTTTACCTATTAATCATAATGATGCTTTTTCATTAGATTTAGAAATTGTAAAAAAATTCATTTTAAGACATAAAAAAATATATGTTGTTAATAAAAAAGAAACTATACACTATTTAGGCGATGAATTTAGAGGTGAAAATATTATTGATATTAATTTACTTCATTTACAAGAAAATATTGAAAGTTTAGATATTTCTTCCATAAAAACTACAGTAACAAAGTACTTAGAAAAGGCATTTAAAGAACAACCAAGATTAAGTTCTTCAATACCTATTACTAAACATTATGAAGAACAAACAAAATTATTTAAAATAGTAAACCCATTAATTGGAAAAGAACCAATAAATCAATATTATAATACGGATTATATTAATGTTTTACAAAGAATTGAGGAAAATGGTGTATCTATTAATTTAAAAGAACTTAATAAACATTTCCAAATAGAATACCCAGAGTTTTCAATAGAAGGTTATCGTATATTTACCCAATATAATTTATATAATTTTACATCAAGACCAAGTAATGCATTTAATGGTATTAATTTTGCTGCTTTAAATAAAAGTGATGATACAAGAAAATCATTTAAAGCCACAGGAAAATTATTTGAATTTGATTATGATGGTTATCATTTAAGATTAATTGGTAAATTAATAGGATATGAATTTTCTGATGAATCAGTACATACTACTTTAGGAAAAATGTATTTTAATAAGGAAGAAATAACTAAAGAAGAATATAAAGAATCAAAACATATTTCTTTTAGGCAAATGTATGGGAATGTTTATAAACAATATGAACATATTGAATTTTTTAAAAAGACCAAACAGTATATTTCTGATTTATATATAGAAACCAAAAAATTAGGATATTTAGAATTGAAAGGAGGGAGAAAAATACAATTAAATCAAATTGAAAGTCCAACACCAAGCAAATTATTCAATTACCTAATTCAGTCAATGGAAACGTATTATAATGTAATATCCATAAAGAAAGTACTAGATTATTTGGAATCGTTCAAAAGTAAATGTATATTATATACATACGACTCAATATTAATAGATTTTGATTTTAAAGACAAACCATATATATTAAAAGAAGTAAAAAGATTAATGGAAGAAGAAGGAATGAAGATTAATGTAAGTTATGGGAATACCTATAACGATTTAAAAAAAGTATAAAAGTTCCCCAAAAAAACGCAGTTATGATAAAAGATGATATATTTATTGGCACAGATTATACAATTACGTCTATGAGCCCAAAGTTATTTACAACTTTTACCCTATTAGAAAATCTAGATAATACAATACAAGAAATTACAGATAAATACTCGATTTTATTTGGTAAAATCTTTGTGCTTGAAATAGAAGGTAAAGAAGAAGTTATATGTACATATAATGTGGATTCGTTTAATATTTCAAATAGTGTTTTACCGAATACCATATTACTACACAGAAAAAAAGAAACCAATACATTATATTCAATTAATTCATTAAATGCTTTAGTTCAAAGCTTAAATGGAGGAAGAATCGATAACAGATTCCCAATAGAATGGTCAGATTATCAAAACTCAATATTATTAGTAAGTGATGGTGAACTCAAAATATTTCCTACAACAATTCATAAAGTAGTTTATCTTTCTTAACAAAAAACTTGGATATTATAAAAACTTAATTTATATTATCGGAAATCAGTAACTTTAATTATTATATATGAACATTAATGCAATTCAGGAGAAACTAGACAATCTCCAACAAAAACCTAAAAAAGGGGGTAATAACGATAGAAAAAAATTCGTATGGAAACCCCAATTTGGTAAATCAACAGTCCGTATTGTTCCCCTTAAAGGAAATCCAGACAACCCATTTCAAGAATTATTCTTCCATTATGGGTTTGGAAAAAGAACTATTATATCACCTATAGTATTTGGTGATAAAGACCCAATTCTTGAATTCTCAAAAGAATTAAGAAAATCAAAAGAACCAGAAGATTGGAAATTAGCTAAGAAATTAGAGCCTAAAATGAGAACGTTTGTTCTTGTTCTTGTAAGAGGAGAAGAAGAAAAAGGTGTACGTTTATGGGATTTTGGTAAAACAGTTTATCAAAGTTTATTATCAATGGCTACTGATGAAGAAATAGGTGATTATACTGACCCATTAGAAGGTAGGGATATTAAAGTAGAATATACTAAAGGTACTCCATATGCTGAAACATCAGTTATGGTTTCATTAAAAACAGGACCAATTAGTGATGATTCTGAAGTAATGGAGGCTGCTTTAAATGAACAACCAGACCCAAAAGAACTTTATAATAAATACTCTTTTGAAGAAATTAAAGGTTTCTTAGAAGAATGGTTGGAAGGAAGTGATGAGGAAGAAGGAGGAGAAGGAGAAACTAATGGATTAACTGACAAACAAGTTAATAATATGTTTAAAAAGGAAGAAGAAAAAGATACATCATCAATTATGGATGGACCTGCTACTGATTTCGAATCTTCAACCCCCCCAGTAGTTACAAATTCTAAAAAGAAAAGTGTTATAAATAACACAGTTTCTGATAAGGAATTTGACGAATTATTCAAAGAATCTAAGTAATTAAACAACCCTCCTTTGGGAGGGTTTAATTTTTTATTAATTTATGGCAAAAAAGAAAAGTTTATCTGCTAAGATAGATAAAAAAATAAACTCTACATTTTCACTTGACAAATTTAAACAATCTAAAAATTTAGGTCATTCAAATAGTAGATATAAAAAACAAGAATGGATTTTATTCCCACAATGTGTTCAAGATGAATTACAAATACCAGGAGCAGGTAAAGGTCATGTTAATTTAATTAGAGGTCATAGTAATACAGGTAAATCAACTCTATTAATAGAATTAGCTATTGAAGCTCAAAAAACAGGAGTATTACCAGTTATTATAATGACTGAAATGAAACATGATTGGGATCATTGGGAAACAATGGGATTCCAACTGGAAAAAGAAGATATAGGTGATGGAGAATTTAATTATAATGGATTTTTTCTTTATAATGATAGAGAAAATCTAGAAAGTATTGAAGATGTAGCATCCTTTATATCAGATTTACTAGATGAACAACATAGAGGTAATCTTCCCCACGATTTATTATTTTTATGGGATAGTATTGGATCTATTCCATGTGCTATGAGTATAGAAAAGAATAGTAATAGTCCTATGTGGAATGCTGGAGCAGTATCTCAACAATTTGGTAATTTTATTAATCAAAAAATAGTATTATCTAGGAAAGAATCCCAACCTTATACTAATACATTAGTAGCAGTAAATAAAATTTGGATTGAACCAGCATTAATGCCTATGGCTCAACCAAAAATGAGAAATAAGAATGGTGATACAATGTTTTATGATGCTTCATTAGTATTAACATTTGGAAATATTACGTCTCCAGGTACTCAAAAACTTAAAGCTACTAAAAATGGTAAACAAGTAGAATATGCTTTAAAAACAAGAATTACTTGTGATAAAAATCATATTACTGGTATTAACACCAAAGGTGTGGTTGTAAGTACTGTTCATGGATTTATTCCTGATGATAAAAAGGCAATAGATAATTATAAAAAAGAACATGCTGAAGATTGGGCAAATATATTGGGTGGAATTGACTTTACAGATGAGATAGAAGATGATGGGTTTGAATTAGATGAAATATTAATACCAATTGAACAATAAATGGGAAGATATTCAAATCTTTTAAATAAAATAAATATAAATTCAAATGCAGAGGATCCTAAAGTTAATGATAGGGTCCTTCTCATTGATTGTATGAATATGTTCTTACGATCATTTGCTGTTATACCTAAAATGAATACCCAAGGTCATCACATAGGTGGCCTTGTAGGGTTTTTAAAATCGTTAGGTGCAATGATTAATCTACATCAACCTACAAGAGTTATACTTGTATTTGATGGGGAAGGAAATACAACAAATAAAAAGAATATCTATACAGGTTATAAAGGAACACGAAAAATAAAAAGAATTACTAATTGGAGTTCATTTGATTCATTACAAGAAGAGTCAGAATCTATTGAAAATCAATTATTAAGATTAATCGATTATCTCAAATTTTTACCAGTAAATATATCAGTTATTGATAAATTAGAGGCAGATGATATTATCGCTTATTTAGCGCCAAAATCCAATCAATCTATAATAATATCGGCTGATCAAGATTTTTTGCAATTAGTAAGTGAAAATGTAACAGTTTATTCACCTATTAAAAAGAAATACTATACCCCTGAAAAGGTAATGGAAGAATTTGGTTTATATCCCCAAAATTTTCTAAGTATGAAAATATTATTAGGTGATACCTCTGATAATGTTCCAAAAGTCCCTAAATTAGGTAAAGTAAAATTATTCCAATTATTTCCCGAATTATCAACTGATAATAAAGTAACTCTAGAATATATTATTGATAAAAGTTATACATTGGCTACTAAAAAAGGAAATAATCCATTATATGGGAATGTTTATAATTTTAGAAAACAATTAGAGGTAAATAAAAGGATAATGGATTTAGAAAATCTAAATATATCTGATAGTCATATTTTGAGAATTGAAGAAACTTACAATACATTACCTCCAAAATTACAATCTCATAAATTTATTAATCTTTATGAACAGGATAGGTTGGAAAATTCAATTAAAAATGTTAACTTGTGGGTAAATAGTAATTTTGAACAATTAAATAAATTTAAATAGTTATATG